ATTGTTTTATCGTTGCAGGAAACATACGACACTGGAACGATCATTATACACCACCACATTATGAACATCTTCGTGACAGATCCTGATCCGAATGTATCGGCACAGGTTTTACCCGACAAACATGTAGTTAAAATGCCACTTGAGACTTGCCAGATGTTGGCAGTAGTCTACTCCAAGTGGTATTTTAATTGGGGTAATGATTTACTACCAAAGAAAGACGGAACACCTTACAATACCGAGAAGGGTGCTTTCCGTGGACATCCGTGCACCATCTGGGCAGCAGAGAGCATCGCAAATACTGCGTGGTTAATCCAACATGGATTTGGACTACTCGAAGAGTACACTCATAGATATGGTAAAGTGCATTCCTGTCAAACTGCAATGAATGCAGCAGAAGAAGTATTTGAGAAAAAAACAGGGAGAACATTATTATGTCATAAAGAGGCAACACCGTTTGCTTTTGCAGGTCCAGATCAATTTAAATATGACAAAACAATTGATATATTTACTGCGTACAAAAGATACATTGCATCTAAACCTTGGGTGTGTAATAATTATATTAAGAATCCAAATCGTAAACCTAATTGGCTATGACTATTTTGACAGAAAATTATCAGAAACTTACAACTGATGTTAGTAAGATTGCAGATTCATTGGAACGTATTGCTAGTGCATTAGAACATTTGCATATAGAACAAATTGATAATATAGATCATAATCACGTTGAAGGTGATATTAACAATCATCCAAAAACTTGGTAATGAAACATATATTATTTGATTTAATAGATTGTCCTTTTGATCTTCTTGATGAAGAAGAATTTGTAAAAGATAGTCTAATAAATGCATCAGTGATTGCTAGATCACCTTATTTAAAAATAGAAACACACAAGTTTGATCCTCAAGGTGTAACTGGTTATGCTTTGTTAGAGGAAAGTCATATGAGTATTCATACGTGGCCTGAAAAAGGTATTGCAAAATGTGACATATTTTGTTGTAGTGATAAATCAAAACCAAAAGAGGCAGTAGAATATTTACATCGTCGTTTTAAATCACAAGAAGTAAGACGATGGGTGTGTGATAGATCAAGTAAAATTATTACTGTATTATGAAAGAATTTGATTATGAACTCGATTACAAAACCCTTGATTTTACAGTTAAGGAAAATCGCAAACTTTATCGCATTGGAAGGGGGGAACAAGGAGTGCTATTGGTACGCCCTTACACTAACGATATATGCTCTCATTGGAGATTTGTAAATGAAAATATTGCTCGCAAATCTGCTAATAAAATCTATTCCATGTTTCTTGACTATAAAGACAAACAAGACTTCATTGGAATGGATATGGCGAGAAAATTTCTTGAGATGGGATTTACTCGCTCCCGTAGGTATGCAAATCATTCTAGTGGAAGGAAATACGCTAAAGATGGTTCCATTAGACCCCAATCGCCAGATGCACTATACTGTGAAAAAGCACGGTCTGCTAGGATATTCAAACAAATGAGAGATAAAGCTGCATATGATATTAAATATGTTAGAATGAGAAAAGAATGGAGAACTAACGAATGATTTTCACTGCTTGCCCACCAATTTATACATTACCTGGTACATGGGATGATCCAGAAAAAATTGCGAAGTGTATGGATACACTTATACCACATGCAAACTTAGGACAAGGTGCAGCATTTGCTGTGTTTCTTGGTCTTGTAGTTTTTGCTTTAATATGTTATGGTATATACATGACCTTTGGTTCTGGAGGGAAAGAACTAAAGGATGAAATTAGAGAACATGCTAGAATGCATGAACTCGGTATTGCTCATGGTCATGAAGGTCGTCATCCAGTGATGACACAAAAAGCACAAGAGCAAGATTATCCACAACATCATCACGATAAATAATGAGTGATTTTATATGGGTTGAAAAATACAGACCCACTACCATTGAAGAATGTATTTTGCCTGAAGGTATTAAAAAAACCTTTCAGGATTTTCTAACTGCAGGTGAAATACCAAATATGTTATTGTCAGGTCC